ACCGACAAGACCAACAATAGCCGCTTGGGCAACTCCCATCATACTAACAGAAGATAGGGCAGTAAACATAAAACCGCTTATAAAAGATATTTTGTTGTCCATAACAATAATGGGGGTTTTTACACCCCCTTATTTTTTTATTCCTCTGTTACCTCTTCTAAAGATTCTTTCAAGGCATTTATAAACGCTTGCTTACCAAAGTTTAGTTGTTGTAAGTTAAACTCTGAACTACCTATTTTTCTTGTTAGGTCAGAAATGTGGTTTACAAGTGTTTGTTGCTCTTGTGTTAAATCTTCAAAGAAATACTCTTTGTCATCAATAGTAATGGGTGTTTTTTTGTTTTCCATTTTAATTGTATTTAAGGGTTAATTAATTAAGTGATAATTCGATTTCTGTTGGGTTTATTTTAGCATCTAATTGAGCATCTAAGTTAGCTTCTAATGCTTCTAATTCTTCTGCTTCAAAAGAAGCCTCTAACCATTCTTTTACCATATCTAAAGTAACATCTTCAGAAGGTATAAAATTGTCAGCACTTGGGGCAGATAAAGACTTAGAACCATATACATCTACATAGTGGTCTCCATCTTCTTTACCAAGTCTCCAATGGATTGTGTGAATTACGTTCTGTAAGCCATCTTGTTCTACTTGCGCCTTAACGCTTGAAATTGTCCAATTTTTCATTTTTATTTATTTAGTTTTTTAATAATTCTATTTCTGCTTTCAGTTCCTGAATAGCCGCTACTAACAAAGGTACAATTTTAGATTGGTCTATACCCTGATAAACATCTCTTGTTCCCATTACCGCTTCTTCAATTACGTTTCCTTCTTCGTCTAAAACTGCAGGTGTAATCTCATATTCTTCAGTAGCATCTTTCTCTCCTGTTACTGCTTCAGGGACAACTTCTTGTAATTCGTGTGCTAAGAAACCATCTACTCTATTTCCATCAGTTTTCCAAGCAAAGTTAATAGGCTTTAAGGCTTCTACTCTGTCTAAAGCACCTGCTATTGGTTGCCAATCTTCTTTTAATCTATAATCTGAAGAAGTGTTGTAATTGGTAGTAGTACCACCCGAAGTAGTAATACTACCTACAGGTGTCCCTGCTGAAGTAAAGAACTCTATTTGATAATTATTCGAAGGATTAGCAGATATATTTACTCTACCCACTCCCGAACTTGTATTATCACCTATATTAACTAACCCCCCACTTGTAATACGCATTGCTTCTGCGGCATCACCTGAACCTGTGCTTGAGCCGTGAGTAAAGAAAGCTAACCCAACAACATCTGTGTCAGCAGAATTTTGAACTGCAGAAATCGCAGCTCTACCTACTCCACCAACACCAAAAGAAACTCCTGAAGCATAGTTTCCATTTCCGCCTGCAGTTCCTTGTATGTCTATACCATTATCTGCTTTTCCTGAAGAAGAAACAGAATAACCACCTGAAGAAAAAACCGTTAATTTTGCTGAAGCATTATCCGTTCCTATTCCTACATTACCACTCGAGTCAATACGCATTGCTTCTGAGCCTGCAGTATTAAACTGAATAGTCTTACCTGCATCTTCCGCATCTAATCTTAAATCTCCATCAGTCTTTATTACCGCAGTACCTGAACCAACATTTCTAAATAGAATTTCTTTTGATTGATTAGCATCACTATCTAATCTTAATGTATTTCCTGAGCCAAATATCTCTAATTTAACCGCAGGATTGTCTGTATTTATTCCTAAGTTACCTCTTGAATCAAGACGCATTGCTTCCGTTGCGTCTGCACTTACAGATTGTGAAACACCAAATATTAAACCGTTCTTTCTACCAAAAACTTCGTCTGAATAACAAGACATAAAAGCACCAATATGGTCGCCATCAAGGTCGGAAGAGTAAAAATCTAATGTTCCAATTGTTTGAAGATAGGTGTTACCAAGGTCGGTATCTTTAATTCTTATTGTAGGAACTTCTACTTCTGAATCACCCGCAATTTCAAATAATTTAGTAGGTGCTGTACCGATTCCAACCTTACCTGAATTATCAATATACAATCTATCACTACTATTTACATTTAAAGCTATTGCATTAGGAGCAGATAATCTATGACCAACATTATTTGTTCCATTTGCAACAAACCCCGAAAACTTTAAATGCCTACTTACTGTGCTACCACTACCCATACTTGCGTATTCGGAATTTGCAGTAGGTTCTAAAACGCTCAATTTAGCACTTGGATCAACTCCTATCCCTACATTACCTGAAGAATCTATACGCATACTTTCTGTGTCATTAGTCCACAGCCCCATTATATTATTGACTCCATCTAATTTAAACCCTGCTCCTATTGTAGTACTTCCTGCTGAAGGGTTTGCATATAAATATTTATTTCCAACTAACTGAACATCCCCTGCACTTGTAATACGCATTTTTTCTGAACCTGAAGTAATAGGGTCGGCACTTGAAGAACCTGTAGCTACACTAAATGTTAATGCGCCTATTTGGTCTATTCCCGCTGCACTTGCTCCATTAGCAATAGCCCATCTTCTTGAAGCATTACTATTATTGTCCCACAAAGATATAGATGCAACATTAGATAATGAACCTCCACTACCCGCAATACTTATTTTTTGAGAAGGACTATTCGTACCTACACCAAGTCGCTCATTAGTACCAATATAGATACCTGAACCATTACCTAATCCATCTGTAATCTCTTTTGAAGTACCTCCTAATACTCCGTTGTCATTTGTTTTTAAAAGACCATCGTAAGTGTCTTTAATTTTTGTGTTTGTTAAAGTTGCCATATGTTATTTTAAATTTTATTACTTAATTATGAATCCCAATATCCTATTCTACCATTAATCTCTTTTATTGCCTCCTCTACGCTTGTCGCTACTATATCGGTATTTGAATTATTGAAATATACTAAGCTACCTAACATTTCAGTCTGCATCATATCCCAACCGCTACCATTATAACGATATAAACCCTTTAATTTTCTGTTTATACCAATAATTCCTGTTGTTGTTTTTACCAAATAAACATCCCCCTCTATCAAATAAGGAACAGAGGCAAGGTCAGAAAATGTTTCAGCAGTTCCATCTACCACATCATCTATTAGATAAACACTCCCCCATCCAATCTTATTTCTCATAGATTACTTTTTGTCTTTAACAGTTTTATTTAAGTATGCTTTTAGCTTTTTGATATGCACCTCTTTAGGCTTATATTTTATTTTTTTTATAGTACCCATCCTTGAAATGTTGCATCGTGGTCAGGGTGTATGTCATTATTAACATTGCTAGTGTACTCAGGAAAAGATGATTGGTTAAAAGCCATATAATCTACAAATCTTCTAGTATAGTACTCAGCTATATCTCTTTCCTTAGCAACTAGATAATCCACCTCATCCTTAGATACTGTCTCTGAATTTTCAGATGTATGCTTATATACACCACCATTCTTAATTGAGTAAGCAGCAAACGGCAAATAATCCACCATAGCAAAGTGAATAAGCATAGGTTGTACATAAGTATTAACCAAGTCTAAATAGTCTCCTGCTAATGTACCTGCTATTATATCAGCAGATATTCTATCATATAGCTTAGAACCTAAATAGTTTTTAACGTGTATCTCTTGAGCAATCTTAATAAATTGTATAAACTTATCCGTGTCCACATTACCATCTATGATACTGTTTCTTACTAAGTCTGTTCTTGTTATAAATAATGCAGTAGCCATTTATTATCTCTTTTTTACAAATCCATTATTAGGCATATCTACAGGTCTAGTAGCCACTTTCTTATTGTTAGTCTCAGGTTTGAACCCTTCCTTTCTTGCTTGGTTTACACTTACCTCAGCTTTTGGACTTTTAGTGTCAGGATTTACTCCCTTAGCCATATAAGTCTTTCTCATCCAAAAGTGATGACAGTTGCCTCCTCCTTTATATAACCAAATATCATAAGTATTAGCACCGCCTTTACCCCATCCTGCATTGACTATCTTTTCTCCCATAGCCTCTATGTCCTCTTTACGGTAAATCTTTTTAGCAGATACCATCTTCTGACAAAACTCCCTAGATACATTCTCTCCATTCTTTTCAGTAGTCTTTAATGGTGCGTATTGATACCTTACTTTAAATTTTAAGTCCTCTACTTGACCATCTTGCTCACTCTTTGCATTAGGTCTAGCAGAACCTGTACTAGCCAATCCAATCATCTTATCAAGAGTCTCCTCTTGGTCATAATCTACAGGTCTCTCATCTACAAGTTCCCACTCATCCAAATCCTCATCCTCTCCAAACTCTATCATAAAGTCTGCAATCTCATCATCTATTCTTGGTTTATCACTTGACATTTTAACACCAGTTTCTTCCTCTCTAGTTTCCTTGTCTACAACATTATCTAAGTCTGTAAACTCTAGTGGTTGTAAGGTCTTAAAGTATAGATTTAAAGCAATATTATTAAAAGCTAGTACTTTGTCAAAGGCATCTATTAAAAGTGTCTGAAATGGTCTTATAACGGTATTATCCATTAATGTAGAAGCCGTCTCTATTTCTTCTGCGTTGTTTCCTAATCCTGATGAGTCTTTAATACCCAAAAGCATAGGAGAAACTACCCTATGAGATACCATTATTTTCTTAGAACTCTCATCAGATAAAAATTGATATTGTTGGTGTGCATCTGACAGTTGTACAGGCTCAATACTAGCAGCAGTATCTGCATTGTCATTAAAAGAAAGTATAAACTTACCTGAGTTGCTAGAACCTGCAAATTTCTGATGTATCTTGTTTTCTATTAGTTGTCTTTCCTCCTCATTAGGTACACCATTGTTAAAGTTAATTAACATAGAAGGTGCAAGACCATTCATAATATTGTTTAGGTGGTAGTTAGATATTTCCTCCTCTAGTTCACAATACTGTAACCCTCCCTGATAATCTACTGGGGAGTAGTAATAGAATCCTGCTCTGTAAGGCTTAACAAATAATATCTCAATAGCTTCCTTAGAGAAACCAAAAGCAGGCACTCTCTGAGGCTCATCAGATGGCTTTATTTTGCTCCAATCCTTAAAGTAATAGTAAGCCTCTATATCTCCATCTTCGTTGCACTTTTCGGCTCTTAGAGTCTCTACAGGCATATGCTCTACTTGTACAATCTTAGACCTATCCTTTGAATAGATTACTTGCATAGCACAACCCCCCATTAATTTAAGGTCATACACTAGCTTTCTAGTACAATCCTTAGTAAATAAGGTTTTCATTTGTGCATATTGGTCAGGCTTTCTGTTAGAATCAGTAGCATCTAAGCCTTTACCATAAATCATCTCTGAAATACCATTGATAATAGCGTTGTTTGTAGGAGAGCCATTATATCTGTCTATTAAGAACTGATAGTAGTTATTATCTCCACCATATGATACATAGTCTTTACCTCTAACCTCAGATACTTTAGGAGATGTATAAGTACTTAGATTCACTATACTAACCTCATTATGTACTTTTTTCTGTACATTTTTGTTTATAGCGTTCACTATATTGTTTTTTCTTTTCATATTATAATGTAATCATTATCATAGCTATTCTCAGTAACGTAAACATCTTTGTTTACCGAATAGTAATCATTTGTATCTTGGTCTATATCTTGGTCAGTACAGAAAATCTTATCCTTGTAGATTACAAAAGAACCATCTTTTATAGTCAAATCATAATATCTACCCTCTACTAAGGAATATTGATTGCTTATAACCAAATATCCATTCTCCTCAAAAAAACTTGCAGTACTACCTGCACCATCCCAGTTTATATCAGCTAATTGCCAAACATCATTATAATTGTCCCACTCTAAATTCTCTACTGAGTAAATAGTTTCAATGTTAGTAGAATCATCTCTAAGAGTTAAACTAATCTCATCAGGATAATATCTAGGAATAATCCTTATAATTTGTTCGCCTGTGCTTGTATTAAGAATCTTCATATATATATAACGTATTAATTATCTTGTTTTGTATTAAAAAACAAAAAAACCCCTCCGATTAAGGAAGGGTCTTATATTGTAACTATATTTTAGTTACTTATGCAGTTGGGTTTATTGGACTTGATGAATCATCAGTAGGCTCATCACAAAAGAAAGGTGGTGCAGTCTCTTGTGCAGTTAAGCTAAGAGTGAATCCTGATAAGTCTCCCATTGCAGCACCAGTAGCAATAGTTCCTCCTGTTACCTCAGCACCGTGTTCTTTACCTACTAAGAAAAAGTTACCGTTATAGTCTTCTACAACTATTTGAGGTCTCCCTGCAGCTAATAATTTAATCTGCTCTTGGGTTGCTACATCTAAAAATGTAAAGGTAGCATTTAAAGTAGTCTCATAGAAAGTAGTTCCATTTTCTCTTGATGAGTTAATAGAAGTCTCTAAACTAGAGTTTCCTTTAATTTCGTATTTATAAAATTCTTCCGCAGCATTCAATGTAATTGAACCTGCTGATGGTGTTAAAGCCGCCGTTACCGATGAGTAAGGAGCAAAGTAAATGTTTTTTAAACCACCTACTGCACTCTTACAAGGTAAAACGCGACCATTTGATACTGAACAAGCCATATGTTTTTTATGTTTTTTATATTAATAAAAAAAGGGCAGATAGGTCTTATATGGACTTACCTACCCCTTTAGATTGTTTATTTATGATTATGCAGGAGTATAAAGAACAATATCAGAACCGATACCGTACTCTACGCCACTTGTAAATCTCATAATTACACGTACATTCTGAGAACCATCTAAGTCTCCCATATCTAGTACTTTAACCTCATTGTGGTCAGATAATAAACCAGTACCAAAGAATAAGTTAGATTTCTCAGCAGCTACAATGTAGTTATCAGCTAATCCATTAGCAACAAAGATTTTAACACCATCAAAAGATAATGCTCCGTTGTTCCACCATTGAGTTCCCTCAGCGTTCACACCGTTTGCTCCTAATCCTGCAGCAGCGAATCCTCCTAATGCTCTTACATAGGCTCTAGCTACGTTTTGAGATACATATAAGTATAAGTCTTCTTTACCGTATAATGCAGATGGAATAGCATCTACTACTTTGCCTAACTCAGCGATTACGTTAGCAGCAGTTACAGAAGTTCCTACTACATCAATTACGTCAGCATCAGCAGTCATTTTAGTCACTAATCCGTCAAACTCTCCTGCGTTAGCATTAACACCTTTCCAAATAGTGTTTTCAGTTTTCTCAGCAACTAATCCTGCTACGTGAGCAATTAAGAAGTCAGCGAAAGTTGGAGGTAAATTGTCATATACAGACATTCCCATTTGAGCTGATTCGTAGTCGGAGCGAAAATCTTTTTTACACAATTCAAGGTTCACTTGGAACTCCTCAGGTTGTAAGATTCTCTCTGTTAAAGTAACAGTAGCAGTATCAGCAAAATCACAAGAAGCATCTTTGATTACGTTAGAATCAGTAGCAACTTTTTTGATTACTTCTTTGTACTTTACGTTTGGTTTGATTGTTATACCACCATTATTCAAAGTTGCTCCACTCAAAAGTGATGCGGCGATATAATCATTTGCGAAAGTTCCGCTAAATGTAGTTGTAATGTCGGTTGTTGTAGCCATTTTTATTTAGTTTGTTTTATTTATTAATGTTAGATATTCTTGCAAATACTCTGTCCTGAATAGACTGTGGTCTGTTGTTACCAAATACCATTTTCTTGGTTTGTACGTTAGCCTCAGGATTGTGCTTTAATGGTGCAGCAGCAGGTTGTGAGGATAGTTCCTCTTTTACTTGCTCCTCTACGGCAGCCATTTCTTCCTTATCTTTAATCATAGCTTTGATTTCCTCAATCATTGCTTTAACCTCAGATAATTCTTCTTTAGTAGCATAAGACATCTCCTCTTGAGCAGCCTCTACTTCTTCTTCTACCACTTCTTCCTCAGCAGCAGCTTCTTTAATCTCTTTAATGATACCCTCAGACTCTACAATAAGAACCATTCCATCCTCTAAAGAATATTCTCCAACTGGTAAGGCTATTTTATCCTCCTCAGTTACGATAAACACTTCAAATTCAGGAGCAAATTCTTCTGCTTCAATGATAGTACCATTCTCTAGGGTCATTTGTGCTAACTTTGTTTCTGTAGATTGCTCTACTGTCTCCTCAGATAACTCAATCCCTAGAACGCTTTTAATTTCTTTTAGCATCTCTAATGGGTTTTTCATATTTATATAACGATTAATAATTATTATTTTGCATTTTTAGATAGCATTAATAATACTTTTAGCATCAGCAGAGTTTTTTCTAATACTACTAATAGTATCTTCTATGTCATCTACTACTTTTAAAACTTCTAAGTCTAGACCTAAGTCTTTAGGCTCTACTCCTAACTCTTTAGCTTTAGCTGCTACATCATCAGCTAATTTTTGAATTTCTTGCAAGTCATCTTCTAGTTGGTTAGCAAATGTTTCTGCTCTACCAAATGAATCATCCAATTTAATTCTAATCTTACCAAACTCTGATAAATCATCTACGAAAGCCTGAGCAGCCTTATTAAGGGTCTGATTACCTCTTGTTAATGCTCCTGCTATTCTATTAAAATCTTGTACTATACCTAACTCTACCTTTTCAGAGGATAACTCTTGCTTAGTATCTTGAGTATATAGTTTAGCAAGTCTTTGATTAACATTTTTTTGTGTGTTCATATCTTGATTTTATTTATTATTTTGCATTTTGGTTTAGAAACTATAGCCCACCAAGTATTCTATCTATTGACCTAATGTTTTCTTTAACTTGGTTTTCATACTTTTGAATCTCTCTTAAAATATCTGTTGCACCTAATTCTATTGCAGACTTCTTAGTTCTCTCTAATTTTTTAGATAGTTCTTTGTTATCTCTTAAAGATTTTTCTAGTGGTCTCTTAGCTGCTTCAATCATATCAATACCATCAATAGCACCTTTGTTAGCAATAGCCATCTCTGACCTAATATCATCTACCAAAGCTAACTCTACCTTCTCAGCAGATAGTTTTTGTTTAGGGAATAGTTTGTTATAAACTGTTTTTTGTGTACTCATTTTTATTTATTTAATATTAAGATTTACGATATATGTTTCCTATTCCTTGCGCCCATAGAGAACCATCACAACACTTTCTAGAGTAGGTGTTCTCATCTTTGCATAGACATCCCCTGCTGCTTCCTTTGGGACTTGTATAGCTTGGTGTCTTATCTTGCTTATTCATCTATTTCTTTTAGTTTATTAATTGCCCATTCTACTCCTGATGTTCCTCCCCAAGCATCCCACATAAGACCTCCACAACCTTCTGAGTAAGGTACATCTTTA